CGATGATGCTGTCATTTACACTGACAACATTTTAGCTGTGTGCGAGTGGTATAGGGGAGGAGATTTAGATCCGGTCTTAGCGCCAGATATAGATTTCTGCAGTGGTCTGTTCTATCCGACCGCAGATGGTGTGGTTTTAGGACCAAAGATTGGTAGAGTGATAGCTAAGACTTTTCAAGCATTAAACAAGTTTGAAGATTACGACCCTTGGCTCAGAGGCGTGTTACTTAGCATACGCTCCTCATGTTCATTCGTACCGATATTAAGAGTGATTGTGGAAACCCTACTTGAGCGGGTTGGCCATGGTAAAGTTTACCGTAAGAAGAGTTACGAGTACAAATCAATGGCAAATAGATGTCATGAGTGTTCGCATGACACATTTGTTTTCTTTGAGAAAAGATATGGTCTTTCTGAGGCAGATTGTTATTTTTATGAGGCGATGCTTAAGAGCACGCTTGAAATTGGCATGGTCTTGACTGATCAAGTCTTCATTGATTTGGTGTACCGTGATGTCATCGGTGAGCGTGATTACAATTTAAAGAAAACACGTAATGTGAGTACTAAGGGGTTGGGTATGAAGCTGGGGCAGATTGACCCGTTCAAGCTGCCAGAGGAAATACCAGTGCTTTGCCATGAATTACGTGTTTATAATTGGAAGAACGACAACCATGATAGCCGAGATTTCAAATTTAAACTCAGGAAAGTTTTGCCCTTACCCGAGTTTGTTGATCTCAGAGAACTGTGCCCTGGTGTATACGACCAAGGTGCTTTGGGTAGCTGCACAGCAAATGCGATTGCTGCAGCCTACCAATTTGATGAGAACAATTTGATTTGCGATTTCACGCCGAGTAGACTGTTTATTTACTATAATGAGAGAAGAATGGAACACACATTAAGTAGTGATGCGGGAGCACTGATTCGAGATGGCATCAAAACCATCAATAGGAATGGTGTCTGCCCAGAAGATATGTGGCCATACGACATAAGTAAATTTGACAAACACCCCCCTTCAAGGTGTTACAAGGCTGCAATGGAGCACAAGGCAGTAGAGTATGCAAGGGTGAATCAAAACCTTGGACATCTGAAGACATGTCTCGCACGAGGGTACCCAATAATATTTGGTTTTCAAGTCTTTGAAGGATTTGATAAAACAGGTGTTACAGGCGTATTGGAAATGCCAGGTGAGCACGACATTTGTAAAGGCGGCCATGCTGTGTTAGCAGTGGGCTTTGACAATAGTCGTGAATCATTTATAATAAGGAACAGTTATGGCCCAGAGTGGGGCATAAAAGGTCATTTTTACATGCCGTATTCGTATGTTTTAAATAAAGATTATTGTAATGATTTTTGGGTGATTCAGAAGGTTGTTGATGGTGTTGTTCCACTCTCTGCAAATACTAAAACGGTCCGAAATAAAACGAATTCAAAATCAGGTAAGAGAAAACTAAAACTGAAGTTTTGATAGTTAAGTCTAGATTTAACAATGTGTGAAAATGCTTGACTCACATCAAGTACTAAAACCAACTGTGCAGTTCGCTACACAATGGTTCTTTGCTTTGCAACACACAACCCTACTCCATGTTTAAACAATTACGACATGAAAGAATTTTACATTTCTTGGGTGAGTAGTATGCAGTGGGCCCATAATACACTGTGAAAATTGCTATCTTCATTGAAAC